AGCGCCGCCAGCGCCGAACGGCGGACCGGCCGACCCCGACGACGTCGAGGGGCTGCGCCGATCGCTCGCCGCCGAGCGCAAGCGGGCCGCCGCCGCCGAAGCCGACCTAACGAAGCTGCGCGCCGCGAACATGACCGACGCCGAGCGGCAGATCGCCGAAGCGCGCGCCGCGGGTAAAGCCGAAGCCGAAACCGCCGCGGCGCTGCGGATCGCCGCCGCCGAATTCCGCGGGCTCGCCGCGGGCCGGATCGCCGACCCCGACGCCGCGATCGAGCTACTCGACCTCGCGAAGTTCGTCAAGGACGGCGAGCCCGACCGCGAAGCCATCGCCGCGGCGATCGAACAGCTCGCCGCCGTGCCCGCCCCGCCGCCGCCGCCCGGCCAGATACCCGCGGGCGCCCGCCAATCGGCCGCGCCCGTATCGGACGACTGGCTGCGCCAGATACGCCGCCGCTAACCCGACCCCGAAGGGACCAACCATGATGCGGACCGCCGCGCTCGTCGTCGTGCTCGCGCTGGCGGGATGCACGGGCTCGACCACGATCACGGTAACGCCGACCCCGCTCACGGCGACCGCCCGGCCGAGCCCGCGCCCGGCGCCGCCCGTGCGCTGCGCGTGGTACTCGCCGACCACGGACGGCGGGCAGCAAGTGATCATCAGGGCGACCGGCCCGGCGTGCGGCGACCCGCCCGTAATCGACTGGATCGCATCGATTACCCGGCGAACGTGGATCACGACCGGATACGAGCCCGCGGCGACCTGTATCGCGCAACTCGCCCGAGCCGGGGCGATCGTGCAAGTGTGGCAGACCGGATTCGCCCCGCGAACCGATCAGGTCGCCGGGCAGATCGCCGACACGCTAGAGCGCGACGGCTGGCTAGTCCAGGTGCCGCCGGGCGGTCCGGGGCCGACCCCGCCGATACTGCCGACGCCGATCGGCGCTTGATCGGCCGCGCTCGCGGGTTTACTCTGGCCGGGATGCCGCGCGGCGGGATGCGGCGGCAGCCGGTCGAGCCGAATCCGGGCGCTTTACGCGGCGGGATGCCAAGACCGGGCGCGCGTGCGGCGGGATGCGGCGCGCGGCCGGGGGCGCGGAAAGCGGCGAGCCATACCGTCTCGCCCCGATCGGAGCATCCCGCAATGCCGCCAGCGCCGCCAGCCTATGACTATTCCGGCGTGATCCCGCGCGAGATGAGCGCGCAGATCATCGAGGAAGCCGTCGCCAGCTCGACCGTCCTACAGCTCGCCAACCGCGTCCCGATGGGCACGCACATTAACGAGCTGCCGATTCCGAAGACGCTGCCCAAAGCGGCGTTCGTCAACGCGCCCGGCGGGCGCAAGGCATATACCGAGATGGCGCTAGAGGCGCAGACCCTACGCGCCGAGGAAATCGCCGCCGTGACCGCGATTCCCGATCAGTATCTCGAAGACGCCGAGATCAACCTATGGAATTGGGTTCGGCCGCGGCTCGCCGAAGCGGTCGGCTATGCGCTGGACGACGCCGTCCTATTCGGCATCGGCGCGCCCGGCTCGTATCCGGTCGGCGGCGTGGTATCGAACACGTTTAGCCAAGCGGTCGCGAATGGCACCGACGCCGTCGACGGCGTCAATCAGGCAATGAGTCTGGTCGAGCGCCAGGGCGTAACCGTGACCGGGCACGGCGCCGATCTCGTCGTCCGCGGCGCGCTGCGCGGCGTGCGCGATGACACGGGCGCGCTACTGCTCGGCGAGACACAAGTCGATCAGGTTTCGCGGCCGACTATCTACGGTCTGCCCGCCAGCTATCACCCGTGGTCGGTACAGGTGCCCGACTTCATTACGGGCGGCTGGCAATTCCTGATCATCGGCGTCCGCCAGGACATCAGATACACGATGGACCCAAACGCCGTGATCGCCGACAATAACGGCGCCGTCGTAGTGTCGGGATTCCAAGACAACGTCACGCCGATCAAGATTTGGGCTAGATTCGCGTGCGCAATCGTGCGGCCGGTTACGCCGCGCGTGACCGCCGGGGCTCGCCCGTTCGCCCGCGCGACCCTCTCGACCCTCGCGCCCGCCGCGGGCGAGGCGCGCGAAGTCGTGACGACCAAGCGCGGCAGCTAGGGCCGGGCCGATGGCCCGACCCGCCGAGACGTGCACCGAATGCCGCGCGCTCGTGGCAGCCGATCAGATGACGGCCCATGTGGCGTGGCATACCGGGCTATCGAACGCGATCGCGCTCGTCACGACCCGCACGGCGACTAACCACCCGCACGGGCCGGTTACCGCGAGCCGAAGCGGCGGCAAGACGTGACCGACTGGCAGACGTGGGCGCCGCCGCTCAACCCGCCGACCGCGGGCGGGCTCGACCTCGCCGACGCCGAGCGGATCGCCGCGCTCTACTGGGACGCCGAGCCGCACTTGTGCGCGGCGCTGCAATGGGAAAGCTACGCGGCAACGCTGCCGCCGGGCTCGGCCGTCTCGCAGGTCCAAACCGGGATGCAATCGGTTACCTACTCGCCAGCCATGCCCGGCGGCGACTACGGGCAAGCGATCTCGCGGGCGAACTGGCATCGCTCGTTCGTCTCGACGCTGGTCACGGTCCCGCTCGACCTCGCGCCGCTCGACCTCGCGGGGATCGAGCCGCCGGGATGGTGGGAAACCGAGCCCGTGACCAGCGGAAACGGGGCGCCCGGCCAGGCCGGGGGCGCCGAAGGGGGCGCGCCGTGACCGTGCTGCTCACGCCCGATCCGGTCGAGCTGTTCGCGCCCGGACACATGGACGCGCACGGCTGGCGCTCGCCCGGCGACCTCGCCGCCGACTGGCGCGGGCGCGGCTCGCTACAGCTCGTGCAAGCGCCCGGCGACCCGCGCGCGACCGCGGGCGGCGGGCACGGCCCGCACGAGCCGCGCGAGATCGCCGCCGGGACGCTGTTCCTGCCGACCGAAGCCGAGCCGCGAGCGGGCATGACGGCGATCGTGCGCGGCTCGGCGTTCGTGCTGCTCGGCGTGCGGTACGTGCCCGATCCGGTCGGGTCCGGGCTCGATTGCTACGCGGCGACCGTGAGCGAGGCGCCCGCCGATGCCTGATGCGACATTCAAGGTAACGAACGCGATCGCGCGGCGGCTCGTGATTCAGCCCGATATCGCCCGGATCGCCGAGCAGGTCGCCGAAGCGGCGCGGGCGAGCACGCCGCGCGGGCCGACCGGGCAGCTCGCGGGCGGCTGGCACACGCTGCCCGGCCGTGACCCCGGAACGACGATCATCCGAAACGACACGCCGCACGGGCGCTATGTCGAGTACGGAACCCGGCGGCGGCGCGCCGATGCGATGCTCGGCCGCGCGCTCGCCGCGGCGAGGGGCGCTTACTCATGAGCGCGCCCGTGGTCGAGCAACCCGACGTCGAGGCGCTCGTCTGGTCGCAGATCGAGCCGCTTAAGGGCGTGACCTCATTCGCCTACGCGGCGACCTCGCTCGACCGGATCGGCTGGCTTTATGCCGTGTTCGTGCAAGTCGACGCGCGGCACGCCGATAAGAAACGCGCACGCGACCTCGCCGAGCGCGTGCGGCAGATCATAACCGGGCTCGGCGGCGCCGATTGGGCAGACGGCGTCGTTTCCTACGTGCAAGCGGTCGAGGGACCGTTCTACCTGCCCGACGACGACAATGGCGCGCCGCGGTATGTGGCGCGTTACGAGATAAGGGTTCATCCCCCGCGCCGGGCTACGGTTCCGGCGCGAATGTAGGAAGGAATCGCGATAATGACCACGCCAGCGCCGCCAGCGCTCAACCCGTCCGAGGTCCAAGTCGGAACGCCGAACGGACCCGGAATCTATATCGCCGAAGCGGGCACCGAGCCGCCCGACGAGACCGACGAGGAATGGGGCTCGGATTGGTCGATACTCGGCTATCTATCGGACGACGGCCCGACCGTGGGCAGCTCGACCGATTCCGAGTCGCTCCAGCCATGGCAGAGCGCCGTCCCGCTGCGCGAAGTCATTACGGGCCGCTCGATCACGATGCAATTCGTTATCTGGTCGCTCAACGAGCAGACACTAGCGCTCTACTTTGACGCCGACGTGCCGACCGCGGGCGCCGATGGCTCTATCGATATGGAGCTACGGACCGACACGCCCGCGCATCTGTACGCGATCGGGATCGACTCGGCCGACGCCGAGCGCGTGTTCCGAATCTCGTTCCGCCGCGCTTCACTGTCGGCGGCGGGCGATATGGCGATCTCGCGCGGCGCCGCGGTTCCGCTCGATTGCACGCTAAGCGCGCTGGACGACGGCGGCGTGCTCGGCCGTGTCCAGCTCGGCGCGCGCGCTTCGGGCTCGGGCGGCGGCTCGGGCAACGGTCGGCGTCGGCACGCCGAGCGCGCCGAAGCGGCGGCGTGACCGCGGCAGCGAGCGCGAACGGTCACAGCGAGGTTTTCGACCTCACCGACGCCGCCGATGCGGCGGCGGGCGAGGGCGAGCCGTTCGCGTTCACATTCAAGGGCAAGCCCTACGAAGTGCCGCCCGCGACGAGCTGGCCGGTATCGGCGCTGCGCGCCGTGTCCCGCGGGGATCTCGATTCGGCGCTCGCCGAGCTGGTCGGCGCCGAGACATTCGACGCGCTGTGCGACGACGGGCTGAAACTCGGGCAACTTAACGTGCTGTTCGGGAAGATCGCGACCGCGCAGGGGCTCGGCGACCTAAAAAATTCCGCGCGGCAGCAACGGCCCGTTTCGACCCGGACGTCGAAGCGGCGCTAATGAGCGCGTTCGGCGTCGACACGCTCGACCCGGCGACCACGACCCGCCGGGTTGCCGTGCTGCTCGACCGGCTGCCGCCGAGCGCGCGTGTCGGCGGCGAGGTCTGGTCGGTCGAGGCGGAATTGCTCGCCGTGCTGATCGATCAGGTCGCCGCGCTCACATGGGTCACGCTGCGCGCCGCCGGGGCGAAGGGCGCTCGACGGCCCCGGCCGATCCCGCGGCCGACCCGCTCGGGCCGCTCGGCCGGGCGCCAGGCGCCCGCCGCCGCCGAGCCGGGCCGGGCGGGCTCGTGGGCGGACGCCGCCCGCGCGCTCGCCGTGATGCCGGGAATGGGGCGCGATGGCGACTTATGCCTATGGCGGGCTAGAGGTCCGGGTTACCGGCGACACGCGGCAACTGACCGTCGATATCAAAAACGCTGCCACGAGCGCGGGCACGGACGCCGCGCACACGATCAGCGAACGAATGGGCGCCGGGCTTAAGGCGGTCGGCGGGCTCGGGCTGGCGACCGGGAAAGCGGTTGCGACCGGGATCGCCGGGGCGACCACGGCGGCGACGGCGTTCGGCGTCGAGGCATTCCGCACGGCGGCGCGGGTCGGCGAGATGGACGCGAGCCTGCGCGCGCTCGCCAAAGCAAATAACGTCTCATACGCGGAAATGCAGAAAAGCGTCGCCGCGATCCGTAAACAGGGAATCGAGGCGAGCACAGCACAAGATTTGGTCGCGCAGTTTACCCGTAATAACCTGAAACTCGCCGACGCGCAGAAACTCGCGACGGTCGCGCAGGATGCCGCCGTGATAAGCGGCCGGAATTCAACCGACGTGCTCGCCGACTTGACGCACGGGATCACGACGCAAAACTCGCAAGTGCTGCGGAATGCCGGGCTCAACGTCCAGGCCGGGCAGGCGATCAGCCAATACGCGGCGTCGGTCGGTAAGTCGGTTAAGGACTTGACCGACGCCGAGCGGTCGCAAGCCGTGCTAAACGCCGTACTGGAATCGGGCTCGACTGTTGCGGGCGCCTACGCCGAAGCGATGACCGAGCCCGGTAAGGTGCTGCGCTCATTCAAGCGGGTAACCGACGATATTAAACTCTCGGTCGGCGAGGGGCTCGTTAAGGCATTCGGCCCGCTGATCTTGCAAGCCTACGATATGGCCAAAGCGCTATCGGCCGCGGTCGGCCCCGGCGGCGCGCTCGCGCCGATATTCGACGCGATCGGCGTAGCGGTCGGCAAGCTGATAACGCCGCTACTCGGGCTCGTCACGCAATGGTCTAAATGGCTGGAAAACCTTAAGCCCGAGCAAATGCAGGGCGTGCTTAAGGTGATCGAGCGTTTCGGCCCGGCGATCCTCGCCGCGGCGGGCGCGATAACCGTACTCGTCGCGCCGGGTCTGCTCGGTCAGATTCCCGTGCTCGGCGGGATGCTGACAAACCTGCTCGGCCCGGCGAAACTCGTCGCGGGCGGCATGGGGTCGATCGGGCAAGCGGCATTGCACAGCATCCCGGCGCTATCCGGTATCGTGCCCGCGGCTGGCGGGGTCGGCGCCGCGCTCGGCTCGCTGGCGCTGCCCGTAACCGCCGTGGTCGCCGCTATCGCCGCGCTCATGCTCGCCAGCTCGGATTTTCGCGGCGCCGTGGTCGAGCTGGGCAAGTCGCTACTAGAGGGGCTGAAACCCGCTCTAATGGCGGTCTGGGAATTGGTAAAGGTTTTCGGCTCGGCGCTCTGGGAAATTCTCGGCGCCATCGGCGATGCGCTCGCCCCGGCGCTGCGCAACCTCGCGCCGCTACTTAAGCAGATCGGCGAGCTATTCGGCGTGAATATGGCGGGCGGCGCCGAAGGGGCCGGGTCGGCGCTCGGCGGTATCGTGCCCGTGATAACCGGCGTGATTAAGGTAATCGGCTGGCTGCTCGATATCACGACGAAAGTGCTCGTGCCGATAATCGAGGTTCCGATTAAACTCGCCACGATGGCGAGCGCCGCGGTCGCCGTCGTGCACCCGCTTAAGCTGCTCGGCGGCGCGATCGAATGGCTTACCGGGATCGCGCAAAAATTGTGGCACTGGATAACCGGCAACTCGCCCGGTTTGATCCCGGCGTTTCACGAGCTATCCGGCGTGGTCGGCCAGGTCGCCGGGGCGATCGGCGGCGTGCTCGCGGCCGGATTCGGCCGGGCGGTCGACGTCGTGCGGTCGGCGACTGGCACGATCGCCGAGACGGCCCGCGAAAAATGGGCCGGGATGACGAGCGATGCGCGGGCGGCGGGCTCGTCAATGGTCGAGGGACTTAAGGCGGGGCTATCGGCCGCTAAGTCGCTCGGCGGCTGGATCGGCTCGAATGTGACCGGCCCCGTGGTCGGGTTCATTAAATCCGGGTTCGGCGTATTCAGCCCGAGCACGGTCACGATCACGATCGGCGGCGACGTGATCGCCGGGCTTAAAAAGGGGCTGGAAGCCGCGCGGCAAATGGGCGGCTGGATACAGAGCAACGTAACCGGCCCCGTGGTCGGCGTGCTTAAGCAAGGGCTCGACAAAGCGGCGATGACCCCGATCGGTCAACAGATGATCGCCGGGCTACAGCAAGGGCTATCCGCCGCCGGGCCGCTACTCGATCAAGCCCGGTCGATCGCGAGCGGCGTGGTCGGCGCGTTTAAGGGCGTGCTCGGTATCAGCTCGCCGTCAACGGTCATGATCGGTATCGGCGTATCGATGGTGGAAGGGCTAGAGGAAGGGCTAGAGGGCGCGCGGCAGATCGAGATCGGCCCCGGTATCAGCGCGCCCGCGCTCGGCGGCGACCTCGCCGGGCTCGGCGCTGGCGCGAACGGGGCAACGGTCAACGTCTACCCGCGCGCGCAGCAAGACGAGCAAACAATCGCCCGGCTCGTATCCCGCGAGCTGGCATGGGCTGCCGCCGGGGGGTTCGCATGAGCCGACCGCCGATCCGCGCCGCCGTGGCGGGTACGCGAGGTTACGATCGCGCGTTCGATTGGGGCTATGCCGACGACGAGCCGGTCGAGCCCGGCGGACCCGGCGCGCCGGGCGGGCTGATTCCGATCATCTTCGGCGGGGTCTGGCTCAATACCGGCGACCAGGCGGGCGGGCTCTGCTCGGTCATAACCGGCGTCGATGGCTGGCTCGACTCGCCGCCGGTCAACGGGAACGACGTCGAGCGGGTCATATCCGATGGGGCCGCGTGGGGTCCGAAGGTGCTTAACGCGCGGACGATCGTGCTGCGCGGCGCCGCGGCCGGGCCGCGCGATCAGCTCGGCCGGTTCCGCGATCAGCTCGCCGCGCTCGCCGCCAGCCGCGAGCCGGTCGAGCTAGTGATCGGCGATTACGATCTCGCGCGCGTGCTGACCGCCGACGTCCGCGCCGGAACCGAGGCATACCGGCACACGCCGCTCGGCCGCGATGGGTTCCGCTGGCAAATGACCGTGACCGCCGCCGATCCGATGCTCTACTCGGGCCGCTGGGAATCGGCGAACCTGACCAACCTCGCCGCCGATGAGGTAACCGGCCGTGAATACCCGCGCGAGTACCCATGGCGATACGGGCAGCCGCTCGTCCCAAACTCCGCGCTGTTGCGGAATGATGGCAACGCCGACGCGCCGGTCTACGCGCTTTATACCGGCGATCTGTCCGAATCGACCCTAACCACGGCCCGCGGCGGATCGATCCGGGTTGTCGCGCTCGACGCCGGGGTCGCGATCCTGGTCAATACCGCGACACTAACCGCCGAGTCGCCGCAGGGCGGGCACTCGCGCGCGTCGTTCCTGCTGCCCGGCTCGCGGCCGATGACCGTTCCGGCGGGCAGCTCGGCGCGCTGGAATCTGCGCGCCGCCGGGCGCGGGTCTGTCCAATTGGCGTGGCGGTCCGCATGGGTCTAACCACGAGCCGCGCGCTCGCGACCTCGCCGCTCGCTATCGAGCCGCGGCCGACAATACCGCTGCCCGACCGCTGGACGTTTTGGGCCGATACGATGATCGGCGCGGTTCCGCTCGGCATGGTCGACGTCTCGTCGTTCTATTGCGTGAAACGGCTAAGCGGGTTCGGTCACGGGAACGTGACCGTAAACCTGCCGTGCGGGATACCCGGCGACGTGCTGCGCCGCTTGTGGAGCTGGCGCATATGGGCTATGTACGGCGGCGAGCCCTATTGGTGCGGCGTGCCGACCGGGCTCGCCGACCAAAACGGCTCGGCGCATGTGCAATTGACGCTAACCGAGCTGCCCGGCTATCTCACTAAGCGGGCATGGGACGTCTACCCGGATCGCCGTTACGTGAATACCGAGCAGACGCAGATCGCGCGGGATATCGCCGAGCCGGTCGGCGACGTCGGCGTGATCATCATGATTGACCCCGGCACGGGATACCGGCGAGATCGCACATACGAGTTTCTCGAATCCGGTAACCGCGGCGTGCTGCTGTCTAACCTCGCAGGTGTATTGAACGGCCCGGAATTCCGCACTGAATACCGCATGAATCCGGCGTCGGCCAGGCCAGAGTGCATTTTGCGGATCGCTTACCCGCGGGTCGGGAATGACGGGCCGGGGCTCGGGATCACGGTTCCCGGCGCGGCGGTCGGATACCGCGCGCAATGGGATTCCGACGAGCTGCGCACGGTTACGTTTGCGGTCGGCGACGTCCCGCACGATGCGCCAGAGGGCACGCCGCGGCCGGTCGCGATACAGCGCCGCAACCAACCCGAACTGCCGCGGCTCGACGCCGTCGATGACTGGCCGGGCACGATCCTACAGAGCACGCTTACCGAGCGGGCGACGACAATGGCCGAGCGGCAAGCGGCGCCCGCGCTGAATATGACCGCGAGCCCGCCCGAGGAATTGCCCGATATCACGGGCTATGGGCCGGGCGACACCGTGACCGTCCGCGCCGTGACGCCGCTCATTCCCGAAGGAATGGAGGTCGCCGGGCGGCTATCGCAGATCGAGGTTAACGCCGCCGAAGGGGTCGCGACGTGGACGATCATCGGCAGCTCGCCCGCGCCGGTAACCCGCGAGACCGTGACCGACCGGCTAGAGCGGATCGACTCGACCGTCGCGCAGATGTTCCACGCGGGCGAGCTGGTCGAGGTCGGCACGCCGATTGCCGAAGCGCACCGCGTGACCGGGCGCGCGACCGCGGGCGCGTGGAATCTCGGCAACTCGACCAACTGGGCTCGCGTGTCGGATTACGGCACGCTGCGCGCGAGCCCGCCGGTCGACGCAATGGTCGTGATCGAGGCGCTCGGCATACTCGATTGGCGGTCGAATGATATCGAGGTCGCGTTGTCATGGCCGGGCGCGACCGGCGCCGGGCAGGTCGCGAGCGCGCGGGTCGAGGGCCGGTCGCTGCCGGTATCGCCTATCGCGATGGTGGCAAGTGTCACGGCGACGGCGATCGTCACGGCGAGCGGGCAGCTACGCGCGCACGTATCGGGGCGGATCTCGCCCGATTACCGGGTCGGGAATATGGCGGGCGGTAACCCGGATATCGTGACCGAACTACAGCTCGGCCCCGGTAATCACTCGCACGGCGCCCGAGCGAACGTTAGCAATATGTTCGTGATGGAGGGCGACACGGGCGGCGTGGTCGGATTCAACCCGGCCGTCGAGACAAACCTAAATATCGTCGCGCGCTTCGGCGCGGGCGGGATCGGGCAGCAATTCGGAATGCGGATAACCCGCGTGCAATGGTACGGCGGCGCGATGCCGGGATGATCGGAAGGGGCAGGATATGACAACGCCGACCGGGCGGCTCGCGTGGGCGCAAGCGCAGACCTACGACGCCGTCGATGACCGGGCAGTGATTACCGCGCTATCGCGCGGCCGGATCGGGCTCGTTAGCCCGCCCGTAGTGTCCGCCGGGTCCGGGTTGCAATTGATCGTCGGCGGCGGCTGGCTCGGCGTGGCATCATGCGGCGACCGATCGAACGCCGTCGTCGGGGATCGCGTAGACAATACCGTGCAAGCCAACCCCGGCGGCGGCACGACCAGCCGCGAGGACGTTCTATGGTGCGACACGTACCCGGATGAGGGTTATTGGGAATTGAGCGTTATCACGGTCGCGCAGGCCGCCGGGCGGTTCGGGCTGCCGATCGCCGGGCTCGTCGTTCCGGCGAACGCCAATCTCGCATCGCAGATGACGATTATCCCGATGGATGCCTCGCTCGACCGGCGGCTAATGAGTCACTCGATATTTAACGGCGTCGTACAGCCCGGTATGGGCTGGAATTACGGCACATGGGCGCAAGCCGCCCCGGTCAACTGCCCGAGCCAACCCGTCGTGATGGAACCCGGACAGTGGTATCGGGTCCGCTACTTTGCGCGGAATCCCGATCTGCTACAGGGGCCGAGCTTTATCGGCCGACTCGGCGTCGGCTATCGCACGGCCGGGCAAGATGTATCGACGTCGATCCTCGCCGCCGAGTCGTGCATCAGTTACGCGGCGATCAACCGCCCGACTAGCGCGGTCGCCGAATGGGTATTCCGGCACGCCAAGAACGACGCGCGGGTCACGCGGGTATTCGACGGCCGAATGTGGCACGAAGGGAACGGGATTTACCGGATCGGCTCGCGCACGGGCGGCGGTAATCAGCCGCATCTGACGCTCACGGTCGAGGACGCCGGGTCATGACGACGCCGGGTCTGCTGCGATGGGGGCAGAGCGGCCGGTATTCCGCCGCCGATGACCGCCAGGTGATCACGGCGCTCGCCGCGGGCGGAACCGGCGTCGTGCGCGGCGCTGTGATGACCGCGGCCGATGGGCTCGCGATCATGGTCGACGCCGGATGGCTCGCGCTCGCCGATGCCGAAGACGGCTCGATCGCCGTGCTCGCTTCGCCGGTCGCCGTGCTCGTGCCCGTGCTGCCCGGCGATCCCGAAGACGACCGGACCGACGAGCTATGGGCCGAAGTTGTCGAGGTCGAGTCGGCGACATTCCGGCTCGCCGTGCTCGCGCCCGACCCCGACCGGCACGGCGTGATGCTCGGCGAGGTCGAGATACCGGCGGGCGCCGACTCGGCCGCGGACATGACCCTAACGCCGCGGGCGCCAGACTACGGACCCGGCGCGCCCGGCCCGCCCGGACCGGCCGGGCCGCAGGGACCGAGCGGCGTTCCGGGTCCGCCCGGCGAGCCCGGCGGACCGCCCGGACCGCAGGGCGACCCCGGCCCGAGCGGACCGCCCGGCGGGGTCGGCCCCGAAGGACCGGCGGGCGGGCCGGGCGAGACGGGGCCGCAGGGACCGGCGGGCGAGGTCGGCGGACCCGGACCGCAGGGACCGGCCGGGCCGACCGGACCGGAAGGGCCGCGCGGACCGCAGGGCGAAGCCGGTCAGACGACGCTGATCGTGGGCACGTTCGGGCAGCAAACCGAGCCCGCCGATCTGCCGCCGGGCGGGCTCATTCCGGCGGATTGGGACGGCCCCGGCCGACCGGCGACCGCGACTCAAGTCGAGATCGGATGGAGTCTCGTTTACGAGCCGAGCGGCGCGCTCTGGACATACGCCGGGGCCGACTGGCCGCAGGGCGAATGGTTTAGCCCGGCCGTCGTGCAAGGTCCGCCCGGTATCGAGGGACCGCGCGGGCCGCAGGGCGAGCAGGGACCGCCCGGCCCGCAGGGACCGCCGAGCGCGGCGACCGGCACATTCCAATCCGATAGCGGCTCGTTCCCGGTCGCCGGGTCGGTCACGCAAGCGATCATGGTTACCCGGCTATGGGTCATACCGGCGGGCGAGCTAATACCCGGTAGCTGGTTTGAGGTTCACGCCGTGGGCTCGGGAACCTGGGCGGGTAGCGGGCTGCTCGTCGCCGGGCAGCGATTCAACGCCGCGCTAACCGATCGGTATATCGACCTCGCCGTAAGCAACTGGCAGGCAAACGCGCCGTTTGCCGTGGCGCTGCGCTCGTTCTATCAAGTCGTTTCGACGGCGCTCATTCTGCATTGGACCGAAGCGCTCATGTCACCCCGGCCCGCGCACTCGACGTGGACGGCCGGAAATATGAGTATCGGCGCGGTAAGCCAGATCGATACTTCGGCGGTCACGCCGGGCGCCGACTTGACTGTCGGGCTCACTGCCCGATGGTCGGCGACCGGCGCGCAGACGATCACATTCCGCGGCTCGCGATTGAGCCGCTTTATCGCTTCGCCAGCCCGCGAAGCGACGACCTATGGAGGTAATCAGTAATGACGACCGCACACGCGCCATTCGTGCCGCCGGTCCGGGCGACCGTGACCGAGCCGCCCGAGCCCGAGCCCGGCGAGCCCGAAGACGGCGAGCTACACGACGAGGGCGCGGGACCGGACCCCGACGCCGAAGACGACGAGGTAGGGGGCGAGGGCTAATGGCGCGGTTCGCGTGCGCTACGTGGCGCCCGATCTCGGTCAACTACGGCGGGAACGTCGCCGGGTATCTCGGCGCGATCTTGCACCATCAGGGCGGTAACGGCGGGCTCTACGGCTGGTTTAACAACCCGAGCGCGAAAGTGTCGGCGCATTTCTGGATCGGCAAAAACGGCGCGATCGAGCAATACGTCGACACGAGCCGCCAGGCGTGGCACGGCATGAGCCTAAACAGCCGCTATGTCGGCGTCGAGACTGAGGGCTGCCCGCCGAACAACCCGACCGAGCCGCTCACGGACGCGCAGGTTTCGGCGTTCGCCCGGCTCTACGCCGAAGGGATGCGCGTGCACGGATGGGCGAACGCGCTCGCGAATGCGGACGGGCAACGGGGGCTCGGCTATCACCGTATGGCGGTCAATACCGCGTGCCCGACTCAATCCCGGCTCAACATGCGCCCCGAGATTCTGCGCCGCGCGACCGGGCAAGCGCCGTCGAGCCCGCCGCCGAGCGGCGGCGGCGGCGGCACGCAAGCGCCGAAGTTCTCGGCCAACCCGTATTTTGACCAGAAAACCAACTCGCGGCACGCCGACGTCCGAACGTGGCAAAGCAAGATGCGCTCGCGCGGCTGGTCGATCGACGTCGATCAGATTTACGGGCCGGGTTCCGAGCGGGTCTGTCGCTCATTCCAGAGCGAGAAGCGGCTAACCGTGGACGGCAAGGTCGGCCCGCAAACGTGGTCGATGACATGGACGGCGCCGATCTCATGACCGCGGCGACCGAAGCGCGGGCGACCTCGCCGCCGGGCGAGGCGCCGCAGGACGTCCCGCTCTACGTGTACCGGGGCGACTCGCGCTCGTGGGCATTCCGGCTATGGGTCGACGCCGATGCGACCGAGCCATACGATCTCGCGCAGGTTACGGCGGTCGCCGCGCAGATCCGCCGCTCGCCCGATGACCGCGCTTCGGTCGATCTGACGTGCGCGATCGTGCTACCCAATTACGTGTTCGCGCATCTGTCCGCCGGGCAATCGCAGAATACGCCGCCGGGCCGCTGGGATATGCAGCTCTCGTTTCCCGGCGGTCGCGTGCTGACCGTGATCAAGGGCGCCGTAACCGTAGAACCGGACGTGACCCGATGAGCGAGATAGATGTAACCGTGCCGCGCCCGCCGGGATTCGTGGACGTGATCTCGGGAATGCCGGGCGAGCAGGGACCGCCCGGCCCGCCCGGCGCGCAGGGACCGGAGGGACCGCCCGGCCCCGGCGGGCAGGCGACGATCATTGTCGGCACGTTCGGCGCGACCCGGACCCCGGCCGAGCTGCCGCCCGATGGGATGATCCCGGCCGATTGGGACGGGCTCGGGCGCCCGGTCGCCGACACGCAAATACAGCTCGGCTGGTCGCTGATTTTCGACCCGCTCGGCGAGCTGTGGACGTTCGTGGGCGAGGGGCTCAACCCCGGCGGGCAGCCGTGGATTACGCCCGGCGTCTTGCAATCGCCGCCCGGCCCGCCGGGGCCGAGCGGACCCGCCGGGCCGCAGGGCGGGCAGGGACCGCCGGGGCCGCAGGGCGCCCGCGGCGAGATGGGGCCGCAGGGCTCGACCGGCTCGCAGGGCATACCGGGCGGGCAGGGCGCGCGCGGCGAGGCGGGACCGGCCGGGCCGCAGGGCGTGCAAGGTCTGACCGGGCAAACCGGCGTGCAAGGTCCGCCCGGCCAGGATGGCGCCGCGGCGATCATTGTCGGGCAGTTCGGCGTCACGAAAACGCCGGCCGATCTGCCGCCGACCGGGTATCTGCCCGCCGATTGGGACCGGCCCGGCCAGCCCGCTTATCAGTGCCGGATCGGCGATGCTCTGCTCTACCATCGCGACGGCGACCCGCTCGACGGCCAGCTATACGGGTTCGTTTCGCAGGTGAATAACCCGCTCGGATGGGTCGATATCGGAACGATTCTCGGCCCGCAGGGGCCGCAGGGACCGCCCGGCCCGGATGGCGCGCCCGGCGTCGACGGGCAGACCGGCCCCGAAGGGCCGACCGGACCGGCCGGGCCGATCGGGTTTCTCGGCCCGCAGGGACCGACCGGACCGCCCGGCCCGCTCGGCGATCAGGGCGAGCCGGGGCCGCAGGGACCGACCGGCGCGGCCGGGCCGACCGGCGCGCGCGGCGCTGACGGCGAGGTAACCCGCGCCGAGCTGGTCGCCGCGCCGTATGGCGTGCCGATCTCGCTCGGCCCCGGATGGGTCGACGGCAACGTCGCCGGTCCGCCCGAGCCGCCGCTGCGGTTCTACTATCACCGCGGCGTCTGCTGGATTGGCGGCTATATCCAATGGACCGGCGGCGGGCTGCCGAACGCCGGAACCGTTATCGGCGCGTGCCCGCTCGGGTTCTACTGCCCGACGTCGATCTACACATGCCCGGCGATCGTGGTCGCGCCGGGCGGCGGGCGGGTAAGCGCGCAAGTGATGATCGTGCAGGGTTATCAGCTACAGATGTACTCGGCCCCGTCCGACTGGCCGGGGGCGACCTCATTTCAAGTGCTGTTTCTCGACGCGATCCGGTTCGTTCCGACCAGCGCGCCGCCGTGGCCGCCGACCGGCGAGCGCCGCCGCGAGACTAACCGGCTCGACCCGCTGCCGCCGCCGTTCCCGCTGCCCGGCTAATGCGCCGGGGGGTCGATTGGCGCGGGGTCGCCGCCGCCGTGCTCGCGCTCGGCGTGGTCGCCGCCGTGATCATCGGCGAGGTTTTCGCGTTCCTGAATAAAGACCGGACCGTCACGACCGAGGAAGTCGCGACACTCTCGACCGTGCTAGGCGCGGCGGTCGGCGCGGTCGGCGGGTACATCGGCGGATACATCGCCGCGCGGCGCCCGCCGCCGAACGGCCCGCCAGCGCTGCCACGATCAACGGACGGCGGCGCTGGCGAGCCGCCAGCTATGAACGGACCCGGCGGCGAAGACGGCGCGTAGCGGGCCGCTAAAACGGCCCCGGCCAGGCCGGGCGGGTTTCTCCGGGGCTGGCGGGCGCGCCCGCCAGCACGGCAGAGCATAGCCCGGAACGGCCCGCCCGCGCTGCCACGATCAGCGGACGCGCGCTGTAGCGGCTCGGGCGCTGTAACCGGATGCACGGCCCGCCGGGGCGCTTAGAAACGCGCTAAGCGCTGCGAGGCTGTGAGCGGGCTAACGATCCGGCGTCGGGCTCGGGACTAATCCGAGCCCGGCCGATATCGTCGGGACGCCAGCCGTGGGGGGCTGGCCCAAACCGAAAGGAAACCACCCGCTATGACGCACTCGATCGTTTCTAGGTTCCGGGCTCGCGCTGTGCTCGTTCCGCTCGGCGCGCTCGCGCTGATCGCTGGCAGCTCGACGGCCGCGTTCGCTGGCCAGACGCCGACCCCGGCGCCGATCGCCAGCTATGGCGCGCACCATCACGCGCCGAAGCATTGCGAGCTGGTCTTGCTGACCGGCTCGGCAGCCGACCACGACAACGCCGGGCAGGACGTCGGCGGCGGGTACGGCTCGCAGACCGCCGCGCCCGACTACGGCAGCAAGGGCAAGCCCGCCGCCGAGCGGGTCAAGGTCGAGCAACTCGCCGAAGTCTGCGAGCAGGGCGAGCATCTGACCGTGTTCGACGTGACGCGCCCGTTCGCGCAGGAAACCGAGCCGACCCCGACCGGATACCCGGCGCCCGACTCGCCGAGCGCCTACGTGACCCCGGCGGCAAGCGCTAGCTAGCGCCCGACGACGGCGAGCCGCGCCCCGGAATTCCGCTCACGGGGCGCGGCTCGCTCGTGTCTGCTCACATATGCCGGGCGATCTTGTTAATCAGCTCGCCGGGCGACCACGCCGAGAATGTCGGCTCGCCGTGCGGCTCGGCGTCCGCGGGCCGGGCGAGCCATTCGACCCGGCCCGCCAGCGCGATAAACCAGACATGCCAGCGCCCGGCGAACCGCTCGTTTAGCTCGACCGCGCGCGCCAGCATCGCGCCGTAATTGAGAATCCCGGCGGGCACGCCGACGTCGTCGGCGAGCTGCCGCAGGGCATCGTCCATCGCCGCCCGGTAGGGGTCGAGCTGTTCGGCCGTGGGCTGGTCGTGCTCGGGACAGTAAGCGCGATCGACGTCGAGCCCGCTATCGGTCGCCGCGGTCGCGCCGATCAGGTGATGCCAGACGCCGCCGGTCAAGACGCAGAATCGGGGCTCGGGCTCGGTCATAGCGCCCGCTCGATCCGATGGATAACCGCGCGAATCCGGTTCTCTAGCCGCTCGGCCGCGGACCGGCCCGCTTGCTCGGCCGCAGGATGGAAGAAACCGGGCGACTCCAGCGCCCGCCCGAGCATCCCGGCGAGCAACCGCCAATCGGGCAGACTCGGGAACCAAACCGGCTCGGCGACATGATCGCCCCGAAGCCGATCGACCGTCTCGGCGCCGAGCCGAACCTGATAACCCTCGCGCAGATACTCGACCCCGGCCGTAAGCGCGTCGACCGGCTCGGCGAACACGAGAGTTTTCGGCGGCGACTGACCGCGCCAGATCAGCACGCGATACTCGGGCCGCGCCGCGGCGGCGGCATCGCCGGTCGCGCGGCGCTGCGCCCCGAGCCCGTCGCGCTTCACGCCGCGCCCGCCCGCTGCGAGGTCGAGGCGGGCCGGGATAGCCGCGAAGCCATCAGCGCGTCCCGCTCGGCGTCGGCGTGCTCGTAACGCGCCGCCATGCGGTAATCAGAGTGCCCGAGACGGTGCATACGCTCTTTCAAGGTCGCGCCGTTCCGGGCGAGCCAAGTCGCGCCGGTATGCCGCAGGTCGTGAAAGTGGAAGCCGGGCAAGCCGACCTCGCCCCGCGCCCGGTTCCAATCCCGGTAAATTTTCGCGCTGTAGAGCTGCGCGCCGCTCGCCGCCGTGAACACGAGCGCATCACGGCCGGGGCCGACGTGCTCGGCCATATGGGCGGCGAGGTCGCCGACCAGATCGGGCGGCACGGCGACCGCCCGGCGACCCGCGGCAGACTTCGGCGGGCCGACGATCAGCTCGCCGTCGACCCGCGAGACTGACCGCCGGATACGGATCACGGCGCTACCGTTCCCGATCTCGACGTCGCGCCGCCGTAGCTCGGCCAGCTCGCCGAAGCGCAGCGAACAGTAAGCGCCGAGCATGACCAGCATTCGCCAGCTCGGCCGCATCGCATCGGCGAGCCGCTCGACCTGCTCGGGCGAAGCGGGCTCGGCGTCGACCGCCCGCCGCGGGTCGGCCGCGCCGCCCCGGACCCGGCACGGCGAACCCTCGCGCAACCCTTCATCGATCGCCGAGCGCATGATCGAGGCGAGCAAGCGGTAAGCGTTCGCCCGCGTGCCGCCGAGCCGCCGACCGTATGCGGCGTGCCAATCGTTCACCATCGCGACCGTAATCGAATCGACCCGGACCGGGCCGAAGGTCGGCAGCAAGTGCCCGTTAAGCAACCCGCGGTATTTGCTCGCCGTGTTCGCCGACAGACCGCCCGCGACTCGCTGCGCGATGATCCGGGCGGCGTACTCGCCGAAGACCGGCACGGCCGACCGGCGGGCCGCGGCGGGCTCGGTCCAATCGCCGCGCCCGATCTCGGTCTGCATACGAGCGAGGAAAGCGCCCGCATCGCCTTTGGTCTGAAACGTGGTCGGCCCGTTATAGCGCTGGCCGCCGACCATGTACGTCGCTTGATACTTACCGCTCGGTAGCTTACGGATCGAGCCGAAGCGGGATCGGCGGCTCATGGCGCGAGTGCCAGAGGCATCGTGCCCGGCGTGCCCGGCGCGAGCCGGTCGGCGGCGGCGAACAGTAGGCCGATGCGCTTACTCGGCCGGGTTCCGTCTGGCCCGCCGATCGCCATCATTCGTAGCTCGGCGGCGAGGTCGGCGTCTGGCAGCACGAGCGCGGCGTCGTAGTGCCGCCGCGCGGCGGCGCGTGTCGCGCCGTTCATGAGGTCACCCGAGCGAACGGGTCGGCGACCGCGCCCGCGGCGGCGAGCGCATCGCAGAGCGCGCAGACCGAGCCGGGCATAAAGCCGTCGTGCCCGTGTTCCTGGCACCATGCCGAATCCGGGTCGGTCGAGCCGACCGCGATCAACAGCACGCCGGGCAGCGCGCAGACTAGCGCGTTGACGTGTATGAATTCCTGCGCTAGCTCGATCGTGCCGAACGCGCGCGACACGCGGTAGCGGTCGCCGCCCGCGTGATGGTAGTAGCTGACTTTGAACATTGGTTTGGTCCCTTCCGCCGTGCGTAAACCGTGCGTAACACAGTCTAGCTTTGTGGTCTGTAGTGGTGCACTGTGGGTAACGCCGATGCGCACGAATCTATGCCCCGACCTGCGCTTATGCCGTCTGACCTGCGGCGATGGGTATTCCCGTTAAGAGATGCGCAATATACGAACATCGCAGGTCAGACCCTATAGCCGCCGCCGCGTGCAACCTACGTGCGACACTCGCGCAGGTCGCCGAGCCCGCCCGAGCTGATCGCGCCGTATGGGTTGACGTGCGACGTCGCCGCGGCGTATTAGTTGCTAGTGAGCGTTCGCGCTCGCCGCCGTACCGAGCCCGGCGTGATCGGCTCGCCGACCCTCGCGAGGTCACGTAGGCCAGACCTCGCCGCCGTACCGAGCCCGGCGTAACCGGCTCGCCTACCCTCGCCGGGTCGCGTAGGTCAGACCCGAAGCGGTTACCCGCTTTGCTGACCGCCGACCCCGGATCGAGGGTTCACCTATGCCGTCTCGCCGCCCGCCCGCGCCGCGCTGGGCGACCCTAGCCGAAGCCGCGATTTACTCGAAAGTGCCGCGCTCGACCCTGCGGCGATGGATCGCGCAGGGATTGCTACCGGCGAAGCGGCTCGGGCCGCGCCGAATACAGGTCGATCTAAACGATCTGGACGCGATGCGCCAGCCGATCCCGACCGCCGCGGTTGGGCAAACGGCAGACGACGAGCACGTCAAGTCTCGGCAAAGTGCGTTTGAACAGGCCGGGAATGGTTAGGGCCGCTAGCGGTCGCCGACCTGCTCGCTCGGCGGCGGGGTCTGGGACCAAGAGCACGAGCGGCGGCGGTATGAGCGGCGGCACCGCGCCGACAACGGCGACGTTGTCCGGGTCGATCAAGCGCCGAAACTACGGCCGAAACCACGGATACCGGATCGACGGCGTCAAGGTGCCCGGCGTGACCACGATCACGGGGCACTATAAGTCGGGCGCGCTGGCGAAGTATCCGGGCACGGCGACCGCCGAATACGCCGTAAACAACTGGGATACCCTCGCCGCGATGGCGCCCGCCGACCGGCTCAAAGCGCTATACGCCGGGCAGTATGCCGAGCGGGACGCCGCCGCCGGGCGCGGAACCGAAGTGCATCGGGTCGCCGCCCGGATCGCCGCGGGCGAGGAAAACGTGCCCTACGCCGACGAGCTGGCCGGGCACGTCGAGGCATACCGCGATTTTCTCGACCGGCTAGAGCCGAAGGTGCTCGCGGTCGAGCTAGTGATCGGGAACCGCGCGCACCGCTATTGCGGGACGCTCGACCTGATCGCCGATCTCGGCCCGATCGAGGTCGAGGGCGCGATCATCCCGCCCGCGCGCTGGCTGCTCGACGCCAAAACGAACCGCTCGGGCATCTGGCCAGAAACCGCGATGCAGGTCGCCGGTTACGCCGGGGCCGAGGTTTTCATCGCCGAAGACGGCACAGAGCGGCCGATGGAATGGCTAGAGGTCGAGCGCTGCGGCGCGGTCTGGATACGCGGCGACGGATGGGATCTCGTGCCGCTCGATACCGGCCCCGATGTGTGGCAAACGTTCACGTACCTAGCTTGGCTCTATCACCACGAGGACGAGCGTAAGGAATGGGTGAGCGCTGCCGCCGGTCCGTTCGCGGCGGCGGCGCTCACATAACCGCATATGCAGCGCGCGGGCCGGTCGCGCTGACACGCCCGGCCCGAGCGTAAGCCCAACCACCGTGGACGAGATTGGACTTGCAAGGTGACCATATCGCAGCTACCCGCGCATACCCGGATTAACCACGCCGACGCGCCGAGCCGCTCATGAGCCCGGCCCGCCGCCAGCCGAACGACGCCGCGCTGCGCGAATGGGTCGCCGAGCTGGAAGCCGCCGCCAGCATCGCCCGCCAGCTCGCGCCGACCGCGTTTCTGCCCGACTCGCATCGCCGCTATCACATGGACGAGCGAGGGTTCCCGCTCAACGGGAAAGATGGGCGCGCATACCGGCTCGACGTCGAGGCGACCACGGCGACCGCCGCCGCCGCGATCATGACCGGGAAAGAACTAGGGCTCGACGTGATGGCTTCGCTTCGCTCGATCGCGATCATCAATAACACGCCAGCCCTAAGCGCGCTCACGCTGCGCGCGATCCTACAGAACGCCGGTCACGATATTTGGGTCGTGGCCGAGAGCAACGCGACCCGCGCGATCGTGCGCGCCCGCCGCGCCGGAACCGACGACGTGCAACAGAGCGTATGGACACTCGACCGGGCGAAGACGCTCGGGCTCTATCCGGGCACCGAGCGCTCGCAATGGCGGCGGCAGCCAACCGCGATGCTGGTCGCGCGGGCGACCGCCGAAGCGGCGCGATGGGTCGCCGCCGACGCGATTCTCGGTATCCCGTATGTCGCCGAGGAATTGACCGACCAGATCGAGGGCGCCGACCCGCTCGCGATCGAGGGCGGCGCCGCGGCGATCGAGGCGGGCAACGGCGAGGCGCCGGGCAGCAAACGCCGCCGCACGCAACGCAAGAGCCGCGCGGCGCTGCCCGCGCTGCCGAGCGGACCGCCGGGCGGGCAGCCGATCGCGCCGGTCGGCGAGCCCGAGCGCGCGGATCTCGACGCCGAGCCCGAGTCGATCCGCAAACCGCAACTCGACCGGCTGCATATCGTGTTCCGCGAGCTGGGTTGGGACCGGGCGACCGCGCTCGCCCATATCGCCGACTGGATCGGCCACAAGATCACGAGCACTAAGAATCTCACCGCGGACGAAGCGCATACGGTGCTCGGGAATGTCGGCGAGCTGCGCAAACTCGCAGGTCAAGAGGCGCCCGGCCAGGCCGCGGGCGCCGAAGACGTGCCGCTGCCCGATACCGAGCCGCCGCTATGATGACCGATGCGGCGCTCGCCGCCATCGCCGAGCGGGTCGGTTTGTGGACCGATTACCGCGATATCGCTTCGCTGCGCGACGACGATCTGCGCGAGCTGCTCGCCGAGCTGGCCGACATGCGGCGGCAGCACTCGCACGACGTCGCGCTGCTCACGAGCTGCCGCCAGCGATACGCGGATCTCGACACCGAATATCGCACGCTCGCCGCGTGGGCGGACCGCTCGCCGCGCCGCCCCGCCGGGCGCGGGCTCGCCGCGGTCGCGACCGACCGCCAGCACGCCGCCGAGATCGGCGAGGCGCCATGAGCCGCCCGGTCGAGCCGCTCGCGATCCGGGCAACCCGGCTCGTCTGGTATCAGACCGACCGGCACTGTTCTATGTGCCATTGGCCCAACCCGTATTTTTGCGGGCCGCACTGCGCCGTACCCGATTGGCCATACGCGAGGGCCGAGTTTTGGTCAAGCTGACCGGCGACCCGTGGGACGACGTGCCCGACGCCGAAGCGCCCGCGGCGTTCGCGGCGTGGTCGGCGATCCATTCGGGCGCGTGGGATCGGCATCTGCTCGTGCTGCGCGGCGCGATCAATGCCCGGCTGTTCGTCGTTAACGACCCGGCCGAGCGGCTCGGCGACGAGCCCGTGCCCTACTGGCCAGCCGCCGGGGCCGCGCCGTGACCGACACTTACCGCACGATCGTCGCCGATCCGCCATGGCCGACCATGCGCGGGGTCCGCTCGGCGAACCCCGGCCGGGGTCACCCGCAACGGCATTACCCGGTTATGACCGTGCCCGAGATCATCGCGCTACCGATCGCCGACCTCGCCGACCCCGACGCGCATCTGTGGATATGGGCGATTAACCGGCTCGTCGCCGAAGCGCACGCCGTAGCCCGCGCGTGGGGATTCCGCCCCGTAACGATGCTCACATGGTGCAAGCCCGGCCCCGGCGTCGGTTACTACCTGCGGAACAATACCGAGCACGCCATACTCGCGACCCGCGGCCGGGCGATGCCGCCCGAGCAGGTGCCGCTATCGAGCTGGTATTGCTGGCCGCGCGGGTCGCACTCGCGCAAGCCCGACGATTTTTACCGGCTCGCCGAGCAGGTGAGCCCGGCGCCGCGGCTAGAGCTGTTCGCCCGCTGGCATCGCCCCGGATGGGCCGCATGGGGAAACCGGGTCGGTTCCGACGTCGAGGTCGAGGGCTGGCAGCCGAACCCGGCGACCCCGGCCGACCCCGGCGACGACCCCGGCGCGCTGTTCGCGCTAGGGGCGCTGTGATCCGGCCCCGGCGCCGTCTGCGCCGAGCCGCCCGCTCGCTGCCCGAGCCGCCGACCGCGCTCATGCCCGCGACGTCGCTCGTATGGCGCGCCGGTCCGCCCGAGCTGGCCGAGTACGTGCCCCGCCATCGGCGCCGCTGTCCGGGTTGCGGTCGGCCGACCGGCGGCGACGTCTGGTGCTGCTGGGTCTGCCGCTTTGCTGCCGATGGCGGTTGGCAGCTCGGCCGATGGAGCGCGCGCGCGCCGTGGCACGACGTGCATACGGAAACGTGCGAGCGGGCCGCGCGGGCGCTCGATCCCCGTTGGTATGCCGGATCGGCGGCGCGCCGTGTCTGATTTTGAGACTCGCCTACGGGCCGAGCTGCGCGAGGTCGCCGACCGGATCGAGCCGACCCGGACACTCGCCGACCTGCGCGACCGGATCGAGCGGCATCGCCCGCGCGCGCGGCGCTGGCGGGCCGCGGTCGAGCGAGCCCGCGCCGTGCTCATGCGGGCGGCGCTGTGACCGAAACCGAGATCGCCGACCGGCTGCCCGCCGACCGCCGCGCCGAGTACGAATGGACCCGGCCGATACTGCCGCGGATCAAGCAGATCGCCGCGAACTATCTCGTAAGCGAGGCGCCCGCCGCCGAAGACATGCGGCACAATACCGATCTGATCGTGCTCACGCTCGCGCCGAAGCGGATCGCCGTCCGAATCCGCCGGGCCGAGTACGCCGACCGCTACGGCGACGAATTCACGCTACGCGCGAGCCGCCCATCGGGCACCGAAACCGAGCTGAGCAAGATCATATCGGGATGGGGCGATTACCTGTTTTACGGATTCGCCGACCCCGCCGACCCGCTCGCTCTGTCCCGATGGCTGCTCGGCGACCTCGCGGTTTTCCGGCTATGGCACGCGACCGCGCTCGGATACCGCGCCCGGCCGTGGCGCGACCGGGCGAACGGCGACCGTAGCTCGGCGTTCCGCGCTTACCGGGTCGCCGATCTGCCGCCCGAATTCGTGATCGCCGCATCATTCAAGGTGCGCCGATGAGCTGCCCGATATGCGGCTATGACGCCGGTCCCGTGCTCGCCGACTGGTGCTCGGGCGCGGGCGGCGCGGGCTACGGCTATCAGCTCGCCGGGTTCCATACGGTCGGATTCGACATTAAGCCGCAACCGCGATACCCCGGCTGTTTCGTGCTCGGCGATTGCATGGACGCGCCGCTAACCGGGTTCGATGCCTATCACGGCTCGCCGCCGTGCGTCGATCACATGCGGTATCGCGCCGCGTGGGCGATCGAGCAAGGGACGGGCTGGCTGCTCGACGCCGTCCGCGAGCGGTTCCGCTCGACCGGCGCGCCATGGGTAATCGAGAATGTGCCCGGCGCGCCGCTGCGCCCCGATTACCGGCTATGCGGCTGCATGTATGGGCTCGGCGCGGACGGATACCTGCTCGTGCGCGAGCGCTGGTTTGAGACATCATGGGGCGGTTTCGCGCTGCGCCCGCCGTGCGTCCACGATGGCCCGGCGATCTCGATTATCAAAAACGGCGCGTTCTACCTCACGCCGCGCGACCCCGGCGGCGGCGGGCACGGCAAGCGGTATATACCGCTCGCGACCGCCCGCCGCGCGATGGGTATCGGATGGATGCGGAAAAAAGAGCTAGGCGAGGCGATCCCGCCCGCTTACACGGCAGATATCGGGGCCGACCTCATGACTCAAGTTCGGGCCGCGGCATGAGCCGGGGCAGAGGGAACCGCGCGCCCGGATGGGTCGCCGAGTATCTGCGCCCGTGGTTCCCGACCGCCGAAGCTACGCCGAACAGCCGGAAGGGCCGCGATCTGCTCGGTACGCCGGGCATCGCGATCGAGGTCAAGACCGGCGCCGAATGGCGCGCGGCGTGGCTTAAGCAAGCGGCGGGCTACGCGGCAGACGGCGAGCTGGCATGGCTCGTCTACCTGCCGCCGGGGCTCGGCGAGCGATCGGTTAACCGGGCGATGGTGATCGTTCCGCTAGAGGTCGCGATCGGATGGGCGGTCGAGGCTGGATATGCACCCGAGCGGGCAGACCCGGAAGGGGGCGAATGATGCCGCGAGGAATCACGAGCGGGATCATCTATATCCCGCTCGACGTGCGCTGGCCGCGGTCTAAGAAGGTCCGCGCGATGATCGTTGAGCACGGCGAGCGCGGGTTCGCCGCGTGGGGGCTCTATCTCGCGATGGCTTGCTACTGCCGCGAGAATCTGTCGGATGGGTTCGTGCCCGCCGCCGAGATCGGCGCGCTCGCCTACCCGCTGCCCGCCGACCTCGCCGCCGGTCTGGTCGCGTTGCTGGCCGACGCGCGGCTGATCGACCCGAGCGGATCGCATAACGGACCGCATAGCGAACCGCAAAGCGATTCGCATACGGCGGGCTATCTCGTTCGTGCCTACGTCAAGCGGAACGGAACGCGCGCCGAGACACTCGACCACGCCGCGAAAGTGTCGGCCGCGGGCCGAACGGCGGCGCTTACCCGCTGGTCAGAGGGCACTGATACGGCGGGCAATGCGAGTCGCAATGCGGATCGTATGCCAGACATAGACAGAGACAGAGACAAACGTCGCGCGCGCGCGCCGGGGCGCGTGGGCGCGCCCGCGCGCGACGACGGCGAGGGCTGGTCGCCGAGCGGCGTACTCGACCAGCCGCCAGCCGCCGCCCGCCGCGGGCGCCCGATCGCCCGGCCCGCCGCGCAGATCATCGCCGACATGCACCGCCCCGGCGGACCCGCAACCGACGATCAGCGCGCCGCCCGAGCCGAGGAAGCGCGGAAGGGGCTAGCGAACCGGCCCGCCCGGCTCGGCGACCCCGAACCCGACCCCGCCGCCCGCTTGCACGGCGAGGCGCTCGCCCGCGCGCAGGTCGCCGAGATCGCCGCCCAACGGCGAGCCGAACCCGCCATCGCGACCGCCGAAGACGACCAGGGCGACCCGCTCGGGCTCGGCGGCGGGCGCGAGGTCGAGGGCGAAGACGGCGAATGGCACGTCGAGCCCGCCGACCCCGAAGACCGGCCCGGCCGGGGCGATGCGGATAACCCCGGCCGGGCCGACCCACCCGAACCCGACCCCGAAGACTTCGGCGAGCTAACCGAGCCCGCCGACGACGAGTACCCGTTTTAGGAAGGGGAACCGATGCCAGACGTCAAGGCAAACGCGATTCTGCCGAAGGGCGAAGCAAACGGGCTCGCGGCAATCGCCGACGAGCTACTCAAAGACCCGACCCGCAAGCGCGCGGCGCTGATTATTTTCGATCTGCGCCGCGGAACCGAGGATTACGACGTGTCCGATACGGTCGCGACCGTGCGAATCCGCCGGGTCGAGCCGCTATTGCCCGATGATCTGCCAAACGCCGAGCTGATGATCCGCCGCGCCGCGCAAGCGCGCACGATCGGCGGCGAACAGCTCGCGTTTGAATTCGAGCAAGAGATCGAGGCGGCATTCGAGGCGATGCGCGACCCGACCTCGCCAGCCGACCCCGACGAGCCCGGCGAGGGCACGATCGACCCGCCGCCCGGCGACCCGCCCGGCGGCGAGCCCGGCGACGAGCCCGGTAAGGGACCGCGCGGAAGGGGCCGCAAATGAGCGCCCGCCAGCCCGGCGTCGGCGCAACCCCGACCGGCGGAACCCGCGTGCGGATCGGCCCGAACGAAGCGCCGCCCGGAATGGTCGAGGTAATCAGCGATACCGAGCTGATCGCCCCGTATATGGGCGGCGGCGACGGCCCCGAAGACGTGACCGTGATCACGAGCGCGGGCACCGCGACCGCGACCGGCGCGTTTTACGCCGAACAGCCGCCCCGCCCGCCGACTATCGAGGCGGTCGAGCCCGATCGCGGGCTCGGCGGCACGCGGGTAACGATCCGCGGAACGGGTTTTCAGCCGTGACCGGCGCGCCGGGCGCGGGCGCGATCCCGGTCACGTATCAGCCGATACCCGCGAGCGCGATGGAACGGCGGCTCGTCTCGGCCGACCGGCCCGGCGCGCATCTGTGGGTTATGGTCGCCGCGTGGATCATCGCCGACCCGCGCTCGGCCGCCGACCCCGACGTCATAAAGCTGATGGACCGCGAGAATCTCGTTCAATTCCAGGGGCCGGGCTGTTTCAAGTGCGAACAGCCGTTTAGTAACCGGCTCGCCCGCAAACCCTGTAGGGGGAAGCTGTGACCAGCACAAACGAGGCGCCCGGCCAGGCCGGGGCGCCCGAAGCGCCGCCCGAGATCGACCCGCTCGACATGGCGCGCAACCTCGCCCGCTCTGTGCTCAAATACGCGCGGCTGCTCGACGCCGCCGATCCGATGGGCCGGATCGAGCTGCATATCGCGCAGGTCGGCGAGCGCGGGCACTACGCCGGGCAGCTCGCCGCGAATCTCTCGCTCGTGTCGCTCGCCGCCGATTTTCGCCGGGTCGCCGACGTGCTCACCCGCGCCGATCAGACACTCGACCGGCTCGACACGCCCGACGCCGACCCGCTGCCGTTCCCCATGCCCGGCGATCCCGAGTGACCCGCGGCATACCCGAACCCGATCTCGACGCCGCCCGCGCGACGGCCGGGATGGCTTTTCATTTCATCGCATCGGACCCGGCGGTAACCGAGATATTCCGCCGATGGATCGAACATCACGCGGGCGACCTCACCGCCGCCGACGTGATCTGGTATCTCGGCGCGTGTCATGATCTGATCTCGCCGACCTGTGAGGACGTCGTGACCGTTGATTACCGGCCCGAGCGGCGCGGGCCGATGCTGTATCTCGTGGACGACCCGTAAGGGGGCATCACCCAATGAGCGGACATTGGTTCATGATCACCACAAGCGAGGCGATGCGGCAGCAAGCCGACGACGCGCTCGCCGCCATCGCCGCGGCGAACGGCGGCGAGGAACCCGAGAACCTGCGCGCCGCATACGATATCGACCCGCAGGCATTCGCGAAGCTGATCGAGGCGCTACTAGCGCTCGGCGCCCGCGTAGACGACGAGATGATCCGGCTCGCCGGTATCCGCCCGATCGGCGAGATACTCGGGTTATCCACATATCGCGCGTCGAGTGTGGAAACCGGAGACGCGCACGGCATAGAGTGATTGCCGGGAATCCGCAACCCCGAACCCAACCCAACCCGATACGAAGGGACCAAATCAGGTGACCACGATTACGAACGTGCTGTTGGTCGATGACCTAGACGGCTCGGCCGCCGAAGACACGATCAGATTCGGGCTCGACGGCCAGGCATACGAGATCGACCTATCGGCGCCGAACGCCGGGAAACTGCGCGGCGCGCTCGCCCGCTACGTCGACGCCGCCCGCATAGCGGCGAACGGCAAGCCGGGCAAGCGCGGCCGGAAACCCGGCGCCACGAGCCGCGGCAGCTCGGCCCCGGCGGCGACATTCCGCCCGCCGACCGCGAACGGCGATCAGCCGCTAACCCCGGCCGAGCGGGTCGCGCTGCGCGCGTGGGCAGCCGACCAGCCCGGCGTCACGGTCGCCGAGCGCGGCCGGATCGCCGCGAGCGTTATCGCCGAATGGCGCGCGGCGACCGGCGGGCGCACCGCATGAGCCGGGCCGATATCGAGCAGGTGCCCGGCTCGCGGCTCGTGCAAGTGCCCGCGCCCGACCTCGCCGCCGTACTGGTCGAGGGCGGCGTCGTGATCACGCCGCTCGCCCCGCCCGAGCCGCCGCCCGCCCGGCGCTGTTACCGGGTCATGCGGGACGGCCAGCGCGAGCCGCTCGACACATTCGACCGAGACGAGTCGGGCGGCGGCGCGATCAACGCCGTCAACCGCGCGCACTGGCACTCGACCCGCGGCGGGCCGGTCACGGTCTATATCGGCGATCGGCCGCTCTGCCGCTACGTCCGCGGGCGCCGGGCCGAGCTGCCGTGATCCTGGTCGTGATTTACGGCGGTCTGCTCGCCGCCGCGCTGCTCGCGCTGGTCGGCGCGATCCTGCTCGTGCTCGACCCGCACATACGGCGGCGGCGTGCCTAGCGGCGTAGGGCCGCGAGCGCTGATCGTTGAGCCGAACGGCTCGACGGCGCTCGTGACCCTACCCGCCGAGCCCGCCGCGATGGCAGCCGCCATACACGAGGCGATCGGCGGTTACCTCTGCTGCCCGGTCGCTGGCGGCGATTGGGTCGCCTACGCCGCCGAGGAAGCCGCCGAGCGGAACGAGCCGCCGAATTTTGTCGCCGACACGATCGCCCGCCAGCTCGGCGGCTGGCACCGCGGGCCGGGGCCGATCCTGCTCGGCGTGATCGTGTTTCTCGGCCGCTCGGGACCAAACGAGGTCGACGTGCCCGAGCGGCTATGGAGCATCGCCGACCCCGGCGCCCGCCCGCAACCGCGCCGCCCCGTGATGCGCCTACGAATGCGGCTCTACATCGACGGCGAGGTCGCCGACGAGACATGGATCGGGCAGCACGACCCCGAACCCGGCAAACCGCACGGCCCGCACGTAGACGGCGCCACCATCGCCGCCAGACACCGCGAGCAAGTCGAGCGGGCCGAAGCCGCCGGGCAGAGCTGGCAAGTCGAGGCATACGATCCGACCGCGCCCGATGGCGAGCAGTATTTCCGGTTCGGAAACGACGCCGCGGGCATGGTAACCCCGATTGCGATCATTCCCGGCCCGCCGGGTCACCCTCCGCAATCAGCCAACTGACCGACTACAGCACGACCGGAAGGGACCAACCCCCAACATGAGCGGAAGACCAACCCTAACCGTCCTAGCGGGCGGGCTCGATCACGAGTGCCGACCCGACCCCGCGAGCGTCAAGCGGACCGTAACGAGCGAGCCCGCATCGCTGCTCGACCCGACCGCTTACCCGCTGATCGCGGTCTGCGCGGGCTGCGCCGAGCCGATCCGCGCCGCAACCTACCTCGCCGACTGGCGGCACGTATGACCGCCGCCGCCGATGGGCACGCGCCGCACGAGCGGGTATCGGTCGACGTGGTCCGGGGCGATGAGGAACCCGGCCCCGGCGGCACGCCGTCGATCAAGATCGCTCTAGTCGCCGAGATCACGGGCGAATGGATCGAGCCCGCCGTCATCGCCGAAACCGCGCGCACGCTCGCCGACAACCTCGCCGGGTCGCTGCGCGCCGCCGCCGCCCGGATCGACGCCGAGTCGCCGCCGTGACCGATCAGCGCACGAACGAGCAACTCGCCGAAGCGCTGCGCGACCTCGCCGAGCGGCTATTCGCCGAGCGCATGATCGGCGATCCGGTCGCCGCGGTCGACGCCGTCGAGACACTCCAGACCGCCGCCGCCCGGCTCGCCGGGCGGCGCGTGGTCCTAACCGGGAATACCGCGCTCGCCGCCGCGCGGGCGCTGCGCTCGGCCGCCGAGCTGGCGACCGACCACGGGCAGCACGGCGACGGGCGGGCATGGCACGAGATCGCCCGCCGGATCGAATCGGCGATCGAGCGGGACGGCGGCGAGCCCGACCGCCCGGCGATTTACTGCGCCGTGCATCTGTACGCCGAGCCCGGCGAGGCGCCCGCCGCCGATACGATCATCGGCGGCGTTGCCGTCTGCATGGATCACGCCGGGCTCGTGGCGCAGGGGCACGACTGGCACGTCATCCTGACCGCCGCCCGACCGCCCCGCATGATGCCCTAGACGGGCCGCGTGCCCGCCGCTGATAACCCCCCCATCGGCGGCGGGCACGCTGCCGTCTAGACCTCGCCGCCGCCCGCAGGGCAGACTAGAGCCCGTGACTACCCGGCGAGCCCGGACCGCCAGCCGCGCGACCCTATCGGCGCGCGGTCGCCGCATGTACGGCGTCGGCGTCACCCGCTCGTGGAAGACCGCGAACTATGCCTACCCGCGCGGCGCCGGGAAAGATCGAGGCAAGCGCCCGAGCTATCCGATCGACCCGCGGCACGTCCGCGCCGCGCTCGGCCGAGCATCACAGCGCAACACGGCGTCGAGCCGGTCGGCGATCGAGGCGAGGCTACGCAAACGCTACGGCTCGGTATCAAACGCGCTCGCCGCCGCCCGCCGTAGCTCGGCCCATCGCTCGACCACGGCCCGCCGCCGCTCGACCCCGGCCCGCCGCTCGACCCGCACGGGCACGGCCCATCGCCGCCGCCGCTAATGCCTACCCGCGCCCCGACCGGATGCACCAACCCCGGATGCCCGGCCACCCAAACAGACCACGGCCGATGCGCAGACCACCCGCACGCTAACCGCTGGGCCGATGGCACGCCGGGCCGCGTGATGCCGCCCGGATGGGCCGCAACCCAAGCCCGGATACTCGCCCGCGATGGGCACCGCTGCCGATCCTGCGGCGCGCCCGCAACCGAAGTGCATCACGTAGCGCGACACGTCGAAGCCGACGAGCTGCTCGTCTCGCTCTGCTCGGGTTGTCACGAGCGGTTCACGCAAGCCGAAGCGGCGAAAGCACGCGCGATCCGGCGGCTCGGCGCTGTGCTGTCGGGAACGGCAATCGCGCCGATCTCGGCGCAGAGGGCCGAACGCGCTCGGGCGCTGCGGCTCGTGACGACGTCGGCCCCGCTCGGCTCGGTCGGCGCTCGGATGGGTGGGGGGTGACCCCGCGGGCCGGGGGGTGAGATGAG